AAGGTTTGCCTCCGCTAAGGTCGGCACAGTTGGCGAATATGCCCGTAAAATCCGTCTCAGACCCGCCAGAAAAGTCAATGGTAGGGAATGCGCTTTTCTCCGCCCACTCCTTTCCTTCATCCGTTTTGTTGTTCAAGTACTTCATTGTAGTCTTCTTCTGTTATCTCCACAACACCTTCTTTTTCGAGGAACTTGCTGTTGTGAAGCGAGGCTATCAGTGCGGCAAGTTCCATTAAAACAACTCCGGTTTTACAAGTTTGATTTGCAGGATTACATAGCGTTGTAGCAGCTTGAAGTTAACCGTGGGTTGCTTGAACTGCTTGATGAAGTCCCAAGTCTCTTCCTGAATGATGTCGTGGTAGACCGTGTTCAGGAGCCGTGGGATTTGTTTGGAGTGGAAGGCCTCTCCAGTGTCGTCAGTGATCTTGTGGACAATCTTTTCAACCCGACCAGGAGTGACGTAAGCCTCCGCAATAAGCTGCTCGACGACGTCATTACTAATCTCGTTAGGGCCGAAGGCTTCGGCGTTCACCTCTTTGAAAAGGTTAGTTACCATCTTGGCGTAAACAGGTTTGCCAAACTTATTGATGAAGTCATAGTTCTTGATAGTGACCCCCTCACCACACCCTTTCCCTTCCTCAATCATAAAGGTGTTCTGCTCAGCTAGTTGTTGAAAGCGCAGGGCGTCACCGTTCTTGACAATAGCCATGGGCGGAATGATAACGATACCCTGACCAGGAATGGAGTCAATAATGGGTCGTAGCGCGTCTTTGTATTCTTCGTAGTGGAGGTACACACCCCTTACCTTATCAAAGACATCGAAGATGTAGAAGTTGCGCCAGGCTTCCTCTCGGTAAGTCTTTAAGCTGTGGGGTACAAGCCACTCCCCAAAGATGTTCCAGTCTGAGAAAGATTTAGTTAGTTCTACAGCCAAGGGGTTACAGGCCATAGCGTTCATAAAACCAGCGTTATCAGAGCTAACTGTTAGGTTGCGGTTTCGGGAACCTGCTCCCAATCTCGAAGTGTCTTCCTCCCAGAATATCGAGGAGTTCGTTCCATCAAGCTTGGGGAATACATAGCAGGTCCCCGCTTCAATACCCTCCACTTCAGGCTTACCGAAACGGGAAAGGGAGTTATAACGTACGTAGCTCATTTGTTTTTCCTTATTAAGTCTACAACAACTTCGTGTATACCGGCTCCTCCGTTGTAGTAGTATACAAGAAACCTCTTCTCAAAGCTTGGTTCAATCATTAAGGAGAAACCAAAAGGGTCAATCTCCTCCAGCCTGTAAAACCAGTATAGCTGGCCGTCAACTTCAACATAGTGTTGCCCGTGGGCTTCCTCAAGATCATAAAAGTCATCAGTGTCTTCAGGGAGGATGTCAAGATCACTCTCACCGAAGACACCATAAAACATTTCCATACTACTCATCTACTTTGTTCCTTAGTTTTCCAAAGAGGCTAGGCGGTAAAGTTGCTCTAAGGCCTCTTTGTAGTCCTCAACTGTAATAGACACCATACCACACTCCTCATCGCCATAGTCACTGTTCTCAAGGGAGTCGAGTAAGTCTTTTAGGTTATTTTCCATAGTTAGGCCTCCTCTACTACTTTGATACAGACTTTAACCCGCTTCCAACGAGGGCTATCTTTGAGAACTTTGCCACCTTTGTTGAAGGCGTCGGAAGCGGCTTGCTTTGTGTTGAAAACAGACTTACCGTTGTTAGTTTTGAAGAATAGCGTAGGGTCTGAGATGCTTTGGATTGCGTAGAATTGTGGCCCTGGAACACTGGGGAATAGTTCAATCTCGTGTATAGCGGACCAATTGTTGCCCCCTTCTTCTGTGAGAGTCAAGTTAACACGGCAAGTGCAATCTATATCTACCTCGGTGACAAACCCCACAGTACCTACTGGGTGGCGGGAACCACCTTCATTGCTGATAATTTTTACTCGGTCGCCTACTTTAAATTTGTTTTTCATAGCATTACACTTTCTTGAATGAGTTGATAAAGGCGGCGAGGGCTTCTTCTGCCTCTCCGCCAAGCATGACCTTGTCTTTCGCGGTTTGGGCCATAACACTAATATCGTCCAACTTTTTTTGTCCCGCCTTTGTGACCCCCTTGTTGAACAAGGCCATGTTACCCTTACCTCGTTTGTGAGCTAGTGCATCCTTTGGGGAGTTGCTGTAGGAACTCGACGCTCCAAGGTAGGCTACAAGGTCCTCAAAGTCCATGTAGTATGGGCAAACCTCCCATGTTGGCTCTACGTAAGGGCGGGGGTGTTGCTCCTTAACCAAACGCGTCTGCTCATGGGTGATGGCCTCTACCCGCTGGAGGAAGTATTCTCGTTGTTTCTGATTCATGTTTTATACCTTTGTTGCTTTTTTGATTTCTTCGATGTGGAGGGGCCTGAACCCCGTCTGCTCAACACAGACACAGAAGTGGTTTTTAGTAGGAGACTTCTCATCATGGATATGCCCATGGATGTTCTTCCCGTTTGGTTGTTTGGTCCTCTCGTCAATATCCTTTTGGAAGACAGGTACATGGGAGAACAAGAAGGGGTAAGCAGAATCTTTAAAGACCCTCCACAACATAACCTTCTGAAAGAGTTTGCGCTCAACAAAGAAGGGGATATTGTCGTGGTTTCCAACAATCAACCTCTTCTTGCCGTTAAGCCGTGGGTGGATGTTATTGGCGTAACGCTCCTTGTCTCCGAAGGTCACGTCGCCGAGGTGATACACCTTATCGTGTGGTGCAATGGTCTTGTTCCAGTTGTCTATTAACACCTCATCCATCTGCTGTGTTGAGTCGAAGAGTGCTGCCCTGGACTCAGAGTACTTTAGGATGTTAGTGTGTTGAAAGTGGGTGTCTGAGATAAACCACAAGTTGTTCTTAAAAGCTAGGTTTAACAAAGTGCTCTCCTTCATAGTCTTCGAAACGTTCCCTCATACGGTTAACCGCTGCTTCTGGGACGTCATGGGTGTTACCAAAGTCGTTTGTCATACGGTAGACCTCGATATTATAGCCAAGGTCCTCTGCATAGCTGATGTACTTGGTCATTTCCCAGCGTTGGGTAAAGGTGTTGGAAAGTACGAGGTCAGCGCCACGGTCCATGACAATCTTCGCCATCTCAAAGATAGCTCCGTGATTATTACGCAACTCCTCTGGTTTCCAATTGTAAGAGTTGTGAATCTCGCAGAGCATATCTGCTTCTAAGTGAACACAATTAAGGTTTGACTTTTTAACAAAGGTGGTCTTGCCAGAGCCAGGGAGGCCCCTCACTAAGAAAAGTATTGGTTTTCCTTCTCTAGTCATAACAGTTATCCTAACTTTTAGTTGATTACACCCATCTTCTGTAGATCAAGGTACTGTCTAGTGTGGTACACTGAGATGCCCAACTCCTTAGAGAGCTTTTCTATTTTCTGTTGGTAGGCTAGTTTGTACTCTTCTTCCTTGTTGAGTGGGCGGTAACCCCAAACACTTACTTCTGGGCTACCAGCATAGTTTTCGTAAGGCTCCATTACGGATCTAAAGCGCAGGTGACAGTTCTGCAACCCTGATCGTTGAGCCTCAACTATTAAGTCTAGGGTGAGTTTGTGGATAGCCTCTAGAGAGAACTCCTGATTATCTTCAAGGGTGACGGTCTTGAAATTAACTTCTTTCCACTCTTCATAGTTGTCATAGTTTGTCATAGTAAAAAGTACTCCTAAGGGGGAAAAGAAGCTCGCCAGCGCAAACCACGCCGACGAGCCTATTATCTAGTTCATCTTTCATTCTTTCTTATCGAAAGCAGTACAAACGTCAACCCAGATGGGGTCGAAGTCGTAGGGCCAAAAACACCACCCCTGCCTAACACCGTGGGGGTTTAGGCGGATATCTGGTTTAGAGTCTTTGTTTTTGATAGTCAAGCGGCAGCTACGGTGGTGCGTGCTCGGAGACAGTATACTCTGCTGAGACCACTTACAGTTAAAACAATCCATCTAGTTTTTCTTTATTGAGAGTCCTGGTTAGTTCATTTTGCTCTTATCTACCTTAACCTCACCCCCCTTACGGAAGATAGCCGACGAAACTGCAATAGCCGCCGCCACCACCCCCCTTATGAGCAGGAGGCTCAGAAAGATACCGAGGAAGATGGTAATAGGGAGCCACAAAGGTGAGAGAACCCACCACCAAGACCAAGCGATGGAACCCGTCAGTTTTAGACCAATGAAGAGGATCGTGAGAAGGCCAAAGAAACCTACACCCCCGGGAGCTTTTGCTGTGCTGTTTTTAGTTGACATAAGATACTACCTTTTTGTTTGGGTTATTTGGCTGGGCCGCGAGAGGCTTTATCATCTTGGAGCCAGACGAGATTATCGATGTCACCTCGGTTGATACCGATGTCTTGTAGCTCTCGGTTGGTGAGGCGGTTAAGTTGTTTCACAATGTCTCGGTGTTTTCGCCAAGTCATGAGATAGTTGTAGAATCGTTTGAAGATGTTCATAGGGTTTCCCTTAGAGAGTGTGTTTTGTTACAGAGCGAGCTTCTTCGTGACCATCAGAGATAGCCACCCCAACATACACAAAACCAGCGCCCAGGAGGGCGAAGGCAGTGCCTATTGTGATCAACGGCAGGGTAACAAAGATGAAAACTAATTGCTTGAGGAGTTCTTTCATAGTACGTATCCTTTTTGGTAGTCAACCTCACCTTCGTAGCGGAAGTCATACTCGTTCCAAGTTAGGTTGTGGTCTCTCCCACAGTAGTTAACCACAAGGAGAGAAATTTTATTGGTAGTGCTGTCTCTTTCGTAGCGAACAAAGTCAACAAGTACGTAACCGTTGTTGGTCTCAACGTGAAAGACCTCTTTGTCACCTGACATTACATATCCTCTAGGACGATTAAGGGGATTTCATGTAGGTTTCGGCGATGGGCCTCCTCTACGTGAGCAGCAGAAACCACGATCACCTCTGTCAAGGGCTGCTCAAAGAACTCAGAGGTGGACATAGCCACCCAGCGATACATTGAAAAGCTTCTCCCACCGATCTTCCGGTTCATATAGGCAAGACGATCCGGGTTTGGGTCGGTGCAGTAGATGCATTCCACTGTAGGATCTTTCCACAGGGTTTCAATCAGGGCCTCTGTAAACTCATCGATACCATAGATGGCGTGGGCGTTCATCTCGGAGAACAACCTAGCGTATTGTAGCTTAGCATCATCAGGGTGAGGCCGGAGCTTTACCTTCTGTCGGTTACCCTTGATAACTGGAGGGGGTTTCTTCTTGTTGGAGGACCCCTTGGGACGGCCTCGACCCCGTTTTTTCTCAGGCTCTTCCATTAGAGAGTCCCTTCCATCTTGACAGTGAAGAGTTCGTCATAACCACCAACGACCTTGAGGATCACAGGGACTTTCTTTTGTTGGATGTGTTCCACGACGATCTCTTTTAAACGAATATTTTCAATGTCATGGATATCGTAGTAGGAGGCGTCCACCTCTGCCTCCTCAAGGATCTTCCAAGCGGCTTCACAGAATTTACAGTCATCTGCTCCGATAACAAGATACATTAAGCTTCTTCCTCTTCTTCTGGTTCAATGATGGACTCCGCTAGGATCTCCGCCATCTCCAAGGCCATGTTGTTGGTGATCTGTCGGGTTACCACCCCCAAACGCCCGTCTTCATCTACGTGGAGTAGGATAAAGGGGCAGTTGTTCTTACCCTCAACAATATCTCGGCAAATCTTTAGGGCGTCTGGTGTTAGGTTTGTTTCGTTAGTTTCCACGCCATTCTCCTTTGTGGTATGTTGTTTCTTCGTCCATGATGTAATCTACAGCGGTTCTTTCAGCCGCATCGTAACTACCATAAACGCCTAGTATTGAGTCTTCACCCGCCAGTAGTACAAAGAGTTTCATGCTACTCACCCCTCCAACTCAGAGGTAATTACGCGCCAGTAGGAGTTGTCTTCGTCTTCGCGATTTTTGGATTCTTCGGCGGCGGCTTTCCATGCCCCCTTTTTTGTAAGGTAGGCACTCCAAGGGAGACCGTTGTAATCAAGTAAAATATAGACATTAGGTTGATCGCTCATGTTGTCTCCTTAGTTGGGTTGTTTGTTTATAGAATGTCGCAGCCACCCCCGACACAAGCCAGGGTCTGAGAGCCTTCTGTGTTATCTTCCTTCTCGTAGTCAGACAACTTGGAGAAGTCGATAGTTGGCATCTTAGCTAGAGCAGCCTCGTACTGTTCTTCTGAGATTGGGTCGTAAGGTGGTTGCTCATAGGTATGCTCAGAGTATGGCAAGAAAGAGATACCTGTGATGTAGTCAAAGTTCTGATACACCCAGTCACCAACCATAAGCCACTCATGCTCCTTGACGTAGATCGTGACAGAAACAGAGTGCTCAGACCAGTGCTTCTGGAAGAGCAGCCAGTTCTCCAACTGTTCAATTGCTGTTTGACCTCCAGCCTTGACAGACCCCCTTGGGGCCTTGATAGGGAAGTAGAACACAGTAGTTTTCTCTGGGGCAGTAATATCAGGCTCGTTTGGGACACCTTGATCTTTCATCATCTGCGTTAGAGGGTCCATGCTGGATTGTCGCACTGAGCGGATGTAGAAGTCAGAGAAGCGCCCGTGGATACCAGAGGAAGAGTTTACTTTCTGAGAGACCGTACCAGAAGGCTTGATTGTTGTGACAGCTGCTGCTGGGTTGATACCTAGTTTGGCTGCGTAAAGCTCATTTGTATCGATTGCTTGGAGCTTGAGCACTTCAAGAAGTTCTTCTGTTGGCTTCTGGAGCAGGGGGTTATCCTGAATGCCTGTTAGGGAAACGCCAAGTAGGGCTTCTTCCTCACAGTTACGTTGCCAAAGCTTACGGACGTAGGGGAAGTTCGTGAGGGTAGCTTGTAGAGTACCCAAGATAGCCGCCAGTCGTACTTTGCGAAGGAGGTCTTCCTTGGTGTCACCTTCTCTAGCAATCGCCTCTGATAGGTTACAGAGTTCCCCGTGTCTCAGAACGATTTCTGCACAAGGGTTTGTTCCCATAAGTAGGTCAGAATTACGACGTGCCGGGGCCATAGTGCGGGCACCTTGTCGGTTGTAGATACCTCGTTCACCGGAACCAGACTTCATCAAGGAAACCCATTCTTCCATGAATTGTGCCATAGAAGGCTTCTGGTCATAGACTGCGGAGTTATTTGACAGGGCGCGGTGAGGGGCAATCTTCCACCACATACCTGACTTGCAGTCACGGATTTCTGGGTCGGTGAGGTCTGAGAGGCTGATGAGAGCAGAGCGCCGGACACCGCCTACAACAACAATCTCTGCAATCTTACAGACGATGTCGTGAACTTCTTGAGTGGTAAGTTTACGTCCTGCTGCCGACTTGAATACTAGTGTAAGGTAAGCAAAAAGATCCATAAGTGGTTTCGGACCAGAAGCTCGTCCACCCATAGTCTTAAGTCGAGAACCCTCGGGTCGTATCTTAGAGTAGTCCCATTCATGTACATTTCCTAAGTAAAGATCAGCGATAAGCTTACGGAGGGCCTTGGCCCAACCTTCAGAAGAGTCCCCAATGGAGATTACTCGCTCTGACTTAGTGAAGTTATCGTTGATGATTGGTAGTTTGTTGACGTGTTGAGCCTCTGCCGAGAAACCAACCCCTGTTCCTGCCATGAGGATAAATAGAATCTCATCGAAGACTCGGGGGTTATCTACCACAGCAAAGCTACAGTTATAGCCTCGGAAGTGGTTCTGGGATAGCGCTGGTCCAGCAGCCCAGAGAGACCGCATGGAGGGCATCACTTCATGGTTGTATACGGCGTCATAGAGTTCGACCCAAAGGGAGTTGGGGAGGTTTTTGTCTTTAGTCTCCCCTTTCCAGAAGTCAATAAGTCGTGTCACAGTTTCCGCCCAAGTCTCTCGGCGACCTAGCTCAGGTATGAAGCGAGAGTAACGAGAGAGGTGGATGAAAGTTTGATAGTTGTCCATTAAGGCTTCCTTGTTTTTATTGTTTTTATAGCGTGCCTCGTTGGGCGGTTAGTCTTCTGTCATAGGTCGGTGGTCAAGGAAGTAGCTAATGCTCTCTTCTGTGGCCTTTTGTTTACGCCACGCCTTACCTCCTTCTAGCATTTTACGGAGGTGTTCTTCCCGAGCTAGGTACTCTCCGATAGAGATACCCTGCTTTCGGGCGGCATACACTGCGCGTTCATGGTCACGGCGATCTTCTGCATCCCAGATGTCATGGCTACTCGGCACCCTCCTCCTCCTCATAGTCCAACCCGTAGTTGTCACAGTTATCCTGGCTGTATTCCTCAACGTCGTACTTCATGTGGCTACTCTCCCTCTTCCACTTCAACGTTTTCTTCCATCAACTTCAAGAGAGGGGGTTTTTCCTCTACCTTTGGCTTGGTACCTTCTAGGAACTTATCATAGGTAATGAAACCCCTGATGAGGTCAAAGGAGTAGAACATAAAGCTACGCTCTTCCTCTGAGAACTTGGCACGAATATCTGGTGCTGTCAGGAAGCGTACCACAGCGGGGGTTGTATCAAAGACCTCGTACAAGAATTCGTTTGAGTAGAGCCAAGCTCGTTGCATCTCAATAGGAACCTCAACAGGGGGTGTTGGTGTTGTTTCAGCTTTAGTGGTCTTTGCTTTAGTTTTCTCAGTCATAGTTGTTTCCTTAAAAGTCGATTGCGTCAATTTCTTCATCTGTTATATCCATTGTTGTTGCCTTGAAACCACCTAGACTCTCATCTTTAGCAAAGAGTCTTCCGGTGTCGTGGTCATAACCTAAAGAGCCAGAAGGCCCGGTCAAACCTGTGTAGCGGCACTTAAGTACCTTTGTTGTGATCTTGTTTCGTTCACCCTCGTCCACCGCACCAGCATCTCTGGCAAAGGCAATAACATCCATACTGATCTGTTTGATAGAACCAGAACCACGAATATCGTCTAGGGAGGGTAGTTTACCTTCCTCAAAGGACTTACCCTTGTTGTCTGTCTTTCGGAGGTGGGAGATTAGCCCCAACCAGATCTCATGCTTCTTGACCAGCCGTAGCAGGTCATTCATAATACGATCCGTAGCCTCGTTACCAGTGAGACCCTCAGCACCTTCTGAGACAAGAATTGTGATGTGATCTAGAAAGAGGTACTTGACACCTTTCAGGGCCATGAACTCCAGGTGGTCAATGATAGAGCCATCCGCCAGGGAGCCGTGGTGATCAAGCACCATCACCCTGTCATCACCAAAGACCTTCTCGAAGCTGTCAATCTCTTCTTCCTCTGTCAGAGGTGTCTCAGTGACGTTCTTTTTGCTTTCCATCCCTAGAAGCTTACTTACTGTCTCTGCTGGAGACTCCTCTAAACTAAGGATACCCACCTTTGAATCGGTGGTGTGGAGCAGGTGAAGCACAATCTCTCTTAGAATGGTACTCTTGCCGCTACCTGTCCCCGAGGTCCACAAGGTGATCTCACCAAACCTCATACCCTTGAGCTTCTGGTTGATACCTTCCATAAAGGGCGGGTACGGAACAGATTCAATTGTCTTGTAGGCTTGGTACTTCTCCCAGAGGGCATCCTTGGTGAGGATACCAGCGGGGGTGTACTCCGAGGCATTCCACACAGCTTGTTGGACAGCGGCTGGCTCCTTGATCCAAAGATCAGAAGCATCCTTCTCAGAAGCCTTGACTACCTTACAGATGTCATAGCCAATGATCTTTGCTGCCTCTTTCATGGCAACTTCACCAGCGTCGTCTTTGTCCATCCAAAGGATGATCTCTTTGTACTGCTTCCTCAGGTCTTCTCGTATGTCAACGAGGTCACCTGTCATAGTTGCTGAACGCAAGGACATCACAGGGTAGAACTTCTTGTACTTCTTCCAAATGGCGGTGGCAACAGCCAGGGTGTCTTCCTCCCCTTCTGTAATGATCAACTTTAGACCACCTGAGAAGAGATTGTAACCGAAGAGTCCTGTCACAGTGCCGATACAACCCTTGGACTTGAAGTCCTTTGGCATAACCCGCACCTTGTAGCCTTTTGGCCTCCCTTCAAAGTAGTTGTAGGGGTAGTACTTCTCATTGACGTTACCGTGGGTGTCGTAGGCTACCTTGACGCCATAGAACTCATAGACCTCTTTTGGAACCTTACGTTTAGCATCCGAGGTGGAGACATAACTGTCCGTCACGGTATCGACTAGCTTAACGTAGTCAACCCAAGCACCCTTGTTAGTATTGGAGGAGACCGCTTCAAACTCGGCCTCTAGTTCTTCTTCTTCTGTCATAGCGCCCTTCTTTCTTATGGTGGGTTTTAAACAACCTGGGGAAAAGCAGTAGGAGTGGCCATCTTCGTAGACAGCACGGTTGTCACTACTTCCACAGAACTCACAGGCGATGTGCTCAACTATTCTTGACATTTTCTAGATACTCCGCCTGCCATCCGTAGATAGTCTTCTTTTCGCCCCTAGCAACCCTAGCAACAGAATCGTGGGCACATCCAATATACTTTGCCGCTTCTTTTGAATTGTTGAAGAGGTGCTGTTCATCTGCTTTGGTGATGATGATAGGTTTCTTACCCGGACCCCAGTACTTAGGGTCCAGACCCCCGGGAATTAGGTTATCCCGAAGGTTGGGGTTACTAGCGGGTTTTCCTACTAACCAAGAACCTTGGTTTGGATTTCTCATATGGGCTTCGCTCATTTTCTGCCTAGTTTCTTCAGTATGGAACTCCTTAGTAATCCAACGGATTGCTGCAATGTGACCATTCAGGAAAAGACGTTCATCAGTGTCACCTAGCTTACTAGTAAGGCAGTCACACTTTGTTTGCCACTCAATTTCAGCTGCGTTTAGCCCACCTCGTGTATTGTAGTACTCAAGGATGTGAAAGTTAAAGGTTTCAATACCTTCTCTCTCTATAAGCTCTTTTACATGTTTGCTACTACCTCTGTAAGTGCGCCAAGGGGTTTCCTTACCATAGAGCTTACCCTTCCTTTTACCCCCATGAACAGTTTGCTTACGCCCAATGTAAAGTTTTCCTGTCGTAGTACTTTCTATACAATAAACAAAACCAAATGTTTTTTTCGGGTTTATATGGGAGAGTGCGGGTGGAACAAGCCAATGGCCAAGGTTATCGCCTTTTTCGGTGTTACTAATTACTTCATACAGATATGCAAGATTCATACTTATCCTTCGCAATCTTAAAATGGTCATCCTTAAAACGCCAAAGGTGGATTAGACGTCCATTAAAAACCATGTGATCGTAACCTTCTTCACCGTAGGCTTTACTATAAGCACGACATACAGCAGCTTCGTATTCTTCTCGTGTGGTAAGTCCCTCTAAATGCTTCGCAGCGGTCTTTGGGCCACAACCTTTTATACCTGGTATCTGGTCAACATTGTCACCCATTAACAACTGGTACCAGTAAAACCACTCTGCGTACTCTGGTGTCACTTCATACTTGTGAGCATGTTTGGTAGGGTGGATGTTGACAAAGTGCCAACCATCAATACAGTCAAGGTCCTTATCAATAGAACAAATGACATACTCCTTACCGGTAAGCTTACACTCGTTAGACCAGATACGGATTAGATCATCCGCTTCACAGCCCTCAGAAATAACAGCACCCTCGCGGTCAGCAAGGTAGTCTTGGAGCTTGGGGAACCAAGAAGGTTTATTGCTCTGTACTGTTGTTCGTGCTGAGTTGATCTTGTAGTCGGGGTGGATGTCTTTACGGAAGTTAGTAGGACCTCCTACAGCCATTGCCCAGTCATCAGCAAAAACAGACTCGATTGTGTCCTTCAAGAGCTTGTCGAGGTTCTTTTTAGCTTTGTTGAACCCTGTTGTCTCAAAGGAATGGGCAGCTGCTACCACTTGTCGATCATACTTCTCTTGATCGTAATCCCCTTTATCAAGTTTGTCCTTAAGGCGCTTTAGGTACTTGTTGTAGGTGATGTTCACATGCCAAGAAGCTTGGTAGGTAAACGGATCACCATCAATTAGTGCGATCATAAAGTTGTCCTCTTTTTATTGTTTTCGTCATTAGTCGGCAGTATTTTTCTACCTATAGTTTCTTCGGGTTGAGTAAGCGGTATTCCAGCTTAGCGATGTTGTAAGACATCAGGTCTTTAAGGGTGAAACCTCTTGATGTCGCAATAGCGTTGACATACCAAAGCACGTCACCTAGCTCATCACGGATTTGTTCTGTTCGTTGGTTTCCTGTGATACACTCCTTACGGCGTTCAGCGAGGACCTCCCCAGCCTCACTCCCCAGGCCAGTGAAGAGAATCTCATCTGTGGTACCTTCCGTGAAGAAGTCCATAGCGAGCTTACTGTAAAGTTTTGTCTTCATGCTTTCACCTTCATACTTTCACTTTCATTCTAGTGTCATAAGCCCCTGAGGGGTTTTGTAGGGCGCAGAAAATTTCATTAAGCTGTACGTAGGACAAACAAATGATCTGGTACTCCTCGTTGTGCTCATCCCACTGTCTGATAAAGACCCTACTCTCGTCTGTGATAATTACGTTCACATCCTCAAAAGTACCCTCATCGTCAAGAACCACGATGTCTGCGTAGTCTGATCCCAGCTCACTTGTGAACATTATGTTGTTCCTCTAGATATTTGTTGAATTGTGCTACCATAAGGTTGTGAGTCAACATAGCACACAACCAACCATTACCCTCGTGTTGGGTTAGCAAGTCGGTGAGGTGCGGTTGGCTCTCAGGGGTGATGCAGAAGTTAGTCACCTTAAAGGGTGATTCCTTTGGTTTATCGTTCATCATATTACCTCGTATTCTACAGGCTCATCACCAAAAGACTCTAGTTGTATCAACAACTCAGATAAGCTAAGGCTATTTATCCAGTCATAGAAATATAAGGAGTCAGAGTCTACGTAACAGTGCCCTGCCCAGTAGTGGCTTCGTAAGTTAGCTATACTATCAGAAATCTTCATCTTTATAGTACCTTTCATAGAGGTTTACCAACCCCTTCTTGTCGGGGTGGCTGCGAACCCACATACCAGTGGCGGGTTCAAAGTGTTTCTTAAAGAAGTTGTCAAGCTTCCTGTTTCCAGTCTTAAACTCAGGGTCAATCTTGTAGGAAAGCCCGTCGAAGTCACCATCGCTCATAATAGAGGTATTCTTATACTCATAAGCGAAGGCGGCTACCGACAGGCGTATCCTATTCCGAGTTTCTTCGCAGAAGATTACCAAGCTACGTTGTATTCTTGGTATCCAGAGGTCTCTTGAACACAGTAACCTTTCTCTTCAAGCTCAAGAATAACCTCTTTTGTCAGCTCTCTGGCAAGAACCCTACGATGCCCCTTATACGCTGCGTCTTCGATACTCTCAATAACCAGCGTAACCTTGCGGCTTTTAGATCGTATAATTTGTTCTCCCGCAGTAGCTAAGAATCTCATTTCATACATAGTTAATGTACCTCATAGTAGTTTTTTCCAATTTTACAATCACCACAAACCATGTGGTAGATCCCGTATCTTTTCGGCGCTTCAATGAAGCACTCCATTATAATCTCCTTGGCACGTTCAGCTTGTTCTTCAGGGAGTTCGTAAGTGACTTCATCGTGGTAGAACAACAATAACTTGAAGTCAAGACCCTCTTCTTTGAGGCGTTTGTCAATCATCAGCACAGTGGCCTTCATCACCACACTTTCAGCGCCTTGGATCAAGTAGTTGAGAGCCTTGTGTTTTGTATCGCAGTAGATTGGTCTCCCATCCAGACCATAAATTAATCCGGCAAACTCCACGTCAGCTTGGGTATCTTTGATAAGAGCATCTAACTTGGGGTACGCGGCTTGGAAGTGGGCCTTGAGTTTGCTACCGAGTGTATCCTTGATCCCCAAGATGCGCGCCATCTTTGGCCCACCAGCGCCGTAGAGGAAGGCAAAGATAAAGGGTTTCGCAAGGGAACGCTCAACAGCTGCGTGGTCTATACCTGAGGCCTTCCTTACAGCAGCGGTAAGGATGTCAGCATTCTTCTGGTGGACATCCCCATCAAGCACCTCTTTGGTGAAGGAAGGGTCCTCCATGAAGTGAGCAAGGAGTCTTAGCTGGCACCCTGCTGAGTCTGCTGAAACCAGAACCCGCCCTGGAGGAGTGATGAAGAGCGATCGGAACTCCTCACCGAGGGTGGCCTTACCCGATGGTAGGTTGGCAATGATCTTGTGGGTCTGTCTGAAGGTGGGGGTGCCGATGTTAAAGACATCCCCGTGGAGCCGACCCTCGTCATCAATGTGATCAAACCAGCCCTGTAGGATGGACCTTCGAGAACGCAGGGTGTAGTACTCCGTTAGAATACGACCCACTTCCCCTAGTGGTTCCAGTGAGCTATCGCTGAGCTTGGCAGAGGTCTTTCCGAGTCGTCCTGTCTTAGGGTCTCTCTTCCAGTTCCACTCATCGGGTTTCCAACCGATTTTAGCCAAGTACTGCTTAACCGTATCAGTGTTGCCAATATCACCATCAGCAAACTCAACCCTACAAAAGCCCAAAGACTCCCTGAAGAAAGGGCTAGAATCAACAGTGGTGTCATCAGGAAGGCCAAACCAATTGATAAGGTGTCTATTAAGTCCCCCTGCCTTCGTGTAAGTCGGTATCTTGACCGTACCATAGCGTTTTCCTGTAGTTGGTTCGTAGTCAGTTTTAGTGTCGGGGTCATAAACAATTGCTTTGGCGCTGAGAAGGGGGTTCACAAAGTCAGAGAACTCTTTTAGCTTCTCTTCAACTTTGTGGACGAGTTCCACTGCCGCCTCCCTGTCAAAGAGCCAACCATTTTCAGACTGTTCCGCCCAAGGTAGTCCATCATGGTTTCGTCAGCTATAGCATCACCCACCCTCTTTTGCCCAGTATTCTTGACGTACTTACGGAATTCAGCTAAGAGGAACCTATAGACAAGAGAACCCAACCTAACATCCTGCTTCATGTAGTCCCACATCTCTGGGTTGAAGTTCTCAAAACCCCCTGTGTAGTCTCCCTTATAGAAGGTACCAACCAATAGGCCGTACTTCTCCTTCTCTCCGGGGGTCTTTGCTTCACGGTAGTTTCTCTCATTACGCTCCTCAAAGAACTGACCCCACTTGGCTAGAGAGTGTCCAAAACCAAAGCGTTTGAAGTTAAGGGTCTGGGACATGACCTTGGTACACCGGACCTTGGCCTTAGGTACCCAAACGTAGCCCAGGATTGACAAGGCGAGCTTCTGCATAGCAGGGATATCATAATCGTTAGCGTTGTGCGCTATGATGCCCTCTGCTGTGTCTAGGAAGTCCAAGAACTCCCGTAGCTGGTGGCTCTTGAACCAGTACTCCTTCCCTGTACCTATGTCAATAGCCCCTGCACAGTGGAACTTAGTTACATTTCTTAGAAGGTTGTCATTCTCTGTGTCAAAGACTAGGTTCATACTTCCCCTTTTCATACTCCTCTAAGAAAGCTATGGCTTCTTGAACTGCAACGTAAGCTGCATCAAGATCTTCACTACCATCAGGTAGCCCTTCCAGAATTGCCTCCCCTATCCTGAGGTCCTTCACTAGCTCCTCAATGGGGTCTAAAGTCTCAACCCTGGCCCCACCGCCTTCTTGGAAGTCCCCACGGGGTTTCTCCTTCCGGAGACCCCGCTCAAACTCAATCTCCTCAACCAAGCGGTTCCCATACCAAGCAATCTTTGTGGCGTCCTGTAGAGCGTCATCCTTCCCACCTAAGCGGAAAGAATACTTAAACACCTGGCCCAGAACGTGGGATACGACACCGTTATGCCGTGCCAGAGCATACCGCATCAGATCCATGTATTCCATACCCTTAAGGAGGAACAGAGCCATGACTTCTGGGCCAAGAATCTTGTAGTGTTTTGGGTTGATTACTGCGTCTTGTTCTTCAGGTGTTAGGGTGCTGAAGTCACCATGGAAGTTATCTGTCATTGAGATCCCTTTTTCTTGTTGTTACCAGATAGTTTGTAGGAAACACATTCAGAGTAGTAGCCGTTTGAGGTGCCCAGCCAACGAACATCCACAGAGCCGCCGTTTGAACGGAAAGTGTAGAAGGTCCAAGTGCCACTTTCGCAAGAGTGATCTGCATCAGAAACCCTCTCCTCTACCACCAAGAGAGGGTGCCCGATAAGGTCTCCGAAATCTCCCGTAATGTCCTCAATATTAACACTCTCACAGCAGTCTTGTTCATGCCAGAAGAATAGGCTTGAACCGTCGCTGAAGGTGATTGTCATCATTTCATCATGCAACTCTGCATCGATTTCTGTGGGTGTCTTACCAATAGCTTCTAATAAGGGTTGATTGCTCATAACTCTTCCTCTTCTTTCATTACCTTAGCTTTCTCTTCTTGAACCCACACCTTTAGTGAGGCCTTGTTAGAGAAGCCTAGTTGTTGAGCGGCCAGTTGTTCCGCTGACCAACGTGACCAGCCAGCATCAAATTCAAGGATGGCAGCAGCCTCCTCAAAGAGGTCATCTAGGCTGGCCACTTTACTAGCACCCCGTTGACCTTTAGGGTTACGTTCACTTCAATGTCAATACGTTTCTTAGTTTCCTCTTTTTTAACTACATAGAGATTCCAACGCCCCGAGGTACCGTGGAATTCTAGGTGCCTGTTATCTGCGGGGCTAATGGTAAGTACCTCTCGAGAGTTCTTGAACAGAGTAAAAGGACCAGGACCCCCATAGAGCCTCAAGGAGTGTTCATAGCCATCAACACCTTCCACCAAGACCACTTGCTCTCCTTCAGAAAACCCCAGTGTATCAAAATTTTGCATAGTTATACTTCCTATTGTTGTTTGATTTTTGTTCATTTAGATTTGTAGATTTTTCCGCCTGGGTTCACATTCCAAATAAACTTGTCATAGTTAAAAGTTAAACAAGGTGGCCGCAGAAGACCCTCAATTTGAAGGGCGTGCTCTTTGGTCAGCCCTTGGCAGAGTAGCCGAAACTTAATCTTAGGACGCCACTGCTTGATCATTTTATCGATAAGGCGTGCGGGGGCCTTATCTCGCAAAACCTCCTCTTGAGAGATGAGATAGCGGGTCTCAACATCTACCTCCGTTTTTAAACAGCTGTAACCAACGTAACCTTTCGAGGGTAGTCGGCAGTTCACACCCTTAAAGACACCATCGTAGAAGATATGGTAGACAACGTAGGTGCCATCGGGGTTTGTCTTTTCTCGGTAGAGTTTCCGCATTGCTTCTGAGTTAAAGCCACCTGTAAGCATTAGTAGTACTCCAGCACTGCTGCGATTGCATCTTCAAGGTTATCATGTTTCTCTGAGGCCATCGCCTCGTAGAAGGGGTGGGGTAGATCCTCTGGGTCGCAGAAGAGGATGATGATCTTGTGTTTAGTGTGGGCGAACATCACCTCCATGGCGGTGCCTGTTCCCTTACCCGAAGAGCGACGTGAATCCACAAGTAGGACTTTCGAGTTAGCAATGTCCTCCATGTCCTGCTTAAAGATGCGCTTACAGATGTTTAGGCTCTTAGTAACTTCCTCAAGGTGGTCAATACCTTGTAGCTGATCGTGGAAGGACACCCGTCGAGTTGGGTCCAGGGAGTCAATCCCTGCGCCTTCAAACACCTCTGTGGCTTTACTTCGCCAGCTGGTCATATGATCAACAGAAACGTCTTCCATTGGGCCACAAAGATAAACGTGGTTTTTGTGCTTAGTTGTCATCGAAGCCTCCTTCACGAAGTAGTTGTTCTAGATCGAGTATGATTTGCTCTGTAACCGCCTCTGCTTCAAGCTGCGCAGCCTTGGGTGCACCAAGGTCTTTAAAAAGCTCGCTCATAGGCTTAATCTTTGGGTGAGACGCCTTGTACTTAGCAAGCAGCCTCTTAATTTCTACATGGTTGTTCATTGGTTGTCTCCCTTATGATTTACTGGCAATTTTAGCAACCAAAGCCCAAACAGACTGGTTGCGGTTGTGAGCCTTGACCTCACCTTTAACCTCACTAGGGTGGATGTCTAGAGCCAAGTTCCCATACTCTGTAGCGGTGAACTCATAGTCAGAGGTGTCTGCGAGGTCAGAGATGTTGTAGGCGTGGGTTTCTGCAATTAGTTTTCTGTTGCTGCGGTTACCTACATAGACTTCAATAAACAGACTCATGCTACTTCCTCGTAGTTAAGGAACACCTTTTTTGTCCGGCCTTGATCTTGGAAAGAGATGTCAACGCTGGCTTCTCGGACCAACCGACGTTCTTCACAGTAGGCCTTGTAGGTGCTTGGGGTTGAGTAGTACTCCAAGACCCCGTAGGCAGAGGCTAAGGTTCTTTCTTTATTAGCTGAGGTTTCCAACTTATCTGACGTAGGGTCCTCTACATCCTCAATGATGCCCTTGAGGGCAGAAATCACAATGAGGTCTCTGAGGTGGTAGTCGGTCCCTGTCACTAGTAGCTGCGTTAGGGTGGGTTGCTTATCAGAGGCTGGTTCTTCGTAGAGTTTCCAACCAGTAGCAACTTGACCATCGAAGTACAAACCACCATCACCTCGAATACCTGGGCTACCGTAGAATACTTCAAGAGTTTTTGGTGTAAAGGACAAACTTTTAGAGTCCCAGCCATATCGTTCCAAGTAGGAATCCTGGGGACAGCCTTGGCAAACGACCTTATCTCCAGCCTTGAAGCCTAGTTGTTTAAAAGTTTTCATAGTGTAGCTCCTTCTCTCTTTTTAAAGCTCTCTGTAACGTCTTGTTGAATGATAGCTAGGTGTAGGTTAGAAATGTGTTCTGCGCTATCAAAGTGTTGAGGGTAGGCGTCGAAGAGGGTCTTGCACCAGTTATCCCACCAGAACTCACTACCCTTCTCGTTAACAAGCTCGTGATACTTCCCTGCACTACTTGGTTTAGCAAAGGTCTTGGAGTCCAACCCTAGAATGTTTAGGTTGTGTACGTCCAGACAGGCAGTATCCCGGCCCAGGAGTTGTAGGAAGAACGACGCCTTGGTGATACCAATACCCCGCATAGTCGCTAACTGTTGTGACAAAGAGACAGTGTCTTTTGAGGGGTTCTGGACGTCTTCCATGAACTTCCCCTTGTCCATCTGGTTGTAGTCCTCGTAGGCGGTAATCTTGTTACCCCAGCAGTGGCGTGAGGTAAGTCCCTCTTCTATGAGAGAGTTGGTGACGACTGGCAACGTCAGGAACTTCACCCGAATTGAACCAATGACAAAATAGAAGAGGCTGTCAAGGGCACGGAGTCCTGTGTTGTAGACAAAATCACGGATGGCAGGTACGTCAGTCTTATACATTCTTTAGTGTTCCCCTGTATTTAAGATTTCGTAGGTATCACCAACAAACTTGAAGAAAGTGGGGAAGGGTTCCTCCTCATAACGGTAGTATCCGTCATAGACCCTATTGTTATCAACCCAAGGCGACAAGAAATTCAGGAAAGCCTCCAACTCTGAATTGTAGTCTTTAAAGTCACAGTCTACAAACAGATATTTATCACAGCTGTGAGAAACACTGTCTAAATTACTATGGCTAAAAGGGTAGTGGTAGAATGAACAATTTTTTAACATGTAACGCCAACGGGCAGAATGGAAAGGGCCTTTTTCTGGTGGCTCCTCAAGGGGGTTTAACATGAATTCTAGTGTTTTGATGACCTCTGCTGGGGTTTCCTTCTTTAAGGCTACCTCCAGATGTAGTTTGGTATACATACCCATAGTATTATTCCCAGTTTGATTAAAAAGGAGAACCCCTTACAGGTTCTCCAGTTGTTTTCGTTTGTTTACCCTACCTTTCGTAGTAGGACTGTCCTCACCAGTTCGACACCTACAATAAGCAGTAAAGGCGGGATGGTTCAGGTTTTCTTTTTGGGTGCCCCACTTCAAGTTCTCTGGTGTGTTATTCTCAACATTGCTGTCGATGTGTATAACAACAGACTCGTTAAAAGGAGGAAGCCCGTGGAAAGCCAAACAAACCATACGGTGTATCCTGACGGTTCCTGTATCTTTATATCTCATACCAAGAACGTAGTAGTTCTTACCCTTGTACTGTTTGGTGCCATAGATGGGTTTAGTCTTGTAAGAACGCACCCCTCCGTTTGGGAGAGGTACGCCTTCTTTTGGATCTTTCCAGATTCTACCCCAAGACGATGCTCTGATGGGTAGACCGGGAACCTGCCGCCATTCTTCAATGGTTCTCATGGGCAGACTCCCTTAACTAAAAGGGATATCGTCGTCCAACTCATCCAAGTCTACCTCTTCCTCTTGAGGCTTCGACTTCGACTTCTTGCCAGCGTTGGCAGAGGGGGTGTCCTCACTTGGTTTGGAGTGAACTACTTCCATCTCCACAGAATCAAAGGTCTCTCCAGGCTCCGGCTTGTATTCAAGCAACTTAGTCACTTGGATAGCCATCAGCATAGAGGCAACACCCTCTGTACCTTGGTAGGTATAATCGTATTGGAAGACTCGTACATTGCCTATAGACTGGTTGCCGATAGTCTTTGGGTCAAGGTCGTTCATCCCACCAAGGATCTTTACAGGCTCCGAGGGTTCACCGTTAGCTTTTGACACCTTCTTACGAAGAGTGACTGCAAAGTAGGGTTTACCTGCTTCATTCTTCACAACTTCACGGACAACCTCACCGAGTTCATCCAATGTGTCGTTACCTTCTGAGTCCTTCACTTTACGGCGAAGGGGCTTAAAACGCACGTTATTCTTAGCCCATTCAAGAGCCAATGCTTTATCTGTGGTTCGAACGCTCAGCTCCCAGTAATCTGGTTTACCAGGCTCAGGATTCTTTACGGGGGAAGTAGGGTCACACTTGACCCACCACAGTTCTACGTCTTTGATAATAGCCATTTGTTATCGTCCTTGTTATTGTTATTGGTTTTTGTGACGGTTTGCTTCTGCTTTCGTCATTAGGCGGCAGTATTTATTAGTCAATGATTTCATAAATATACAGATCTCCATCGTAGAGTTCTGTGTAGGTCTCACAACCGGGGGTTTCCCCTTGGATGAAGACCGACAAAGCGCCCTCTTCTAGTAGGAATCCCTCTTGGAAGTAAGGTACAACTACGGTATCTGGGTAACCGTCCGGACCAATGATCTCAATCTTGACATCTTGTTTGGATACCGCTAACTTGTAGCGGAGGGCGTAGAGTGATTGTTCCTTCATCATAGGAAGTCTAACATAGAAGTTTCTTCATCGCAGTCAAAAGTGGAGTTGTAGAAAGAAATCATCACGGACTGCATGTAGCTGGTCATATCATAACCCCTGTCATGGTCTTGGACGATGTGCTCCAGGTTATCACTGAAGTAGAGAGAAGTACCATCTGGCCAACAATCGCCCCCTGTTATCCAGCAGTCTTTTATAGGAGGTCTCTCAGGGGAGCCTTCGTAGGGGGGTTTGGGGTGGTGCATCTCAACACCTCCTATAAACTCACGTTCACCGTATCTTTGACCCCAAATGTGAACAGCCCCTTTATCACCTTTCAGAGTCCAGACGTAGCATACCTCGTCTTCGTCTTCGCGCTTTTTGGATTCTTCGTAGCCGAATTCAAAGTTTGACATTATTTTGCTTCCTTTCTAGTAAGCCCCACACCAAGCGCAGGGGTGGTGTTCTCCATTCTCGCCTTCTACACCCTCGTCATTACACCAACAACAAGGTTCATCGTGTTCTTGTTCTGCCAAGTATTCTTCTTTAGGCAAAGGCGAAGTCTGACTTGAGTATTTCTCTAACATCTAGTGTTCCTTTGTTAGGTAAAAGGTCTAAGGCATCGACCTGTGCAAAGATGTACTCAAGAGGTTCACTCTCATACAACTCAACGAAGGTTTCTCTGACAAAGCCAAATAAGTGACCCATGTTCCCAGCGTGACAACCAAAGGAATCGTGGACCACAGTAATAGAGTAGTCTGACCCATCAACCACCATGTTTACATGGGTGGCGTCTAGGTTGTGAACAACGTTAGGGGAAGTGCCTGTCTTCTGTTTTTGCTTGTCTAAGGTGGCTTCTTGCCAAACACTCAGAGAGAGCCTAATGCGGTCTTCCCCATAGTAGAAGCTGACGTCACTTATGAGGGGTCTTCTGTAGTTGTGTCGGAAGGGAAACCCTGTGATAGGAGTCCTGTACGCTAGGTGCCTCCCTCTGTCATTCTCTCGCTGAGCTAGTTGTTGGAACAGCTGGAGCATCTTGGCAGGACCTCCAAGCTCCTTGTAGCAGATATCGTACACTAGGCTACCAAGCATGTAACCCCACTTAGGCTCCTTGTCTCGGAGGTAGTCACTGAGTCCACGGGTGTCTTCCACCACCTGTTCCCCCATACCTTGCCGAGTACCCCCGTAAGCTAGTGTCATAACGTTCATTTGTATTCAACCAAGTTCGTTAGTCTTGGCCCGATTAGAACCGCGCAAATTTGATTCC